GATAATAATAAATATTGGCCAACATGGGCAGATATTAATAATACTTTATCAATCCTACGACAAAATAAAATTGGTGCAGAGAAGAAGGCTATTGAGCGTAATTCTAAAGCGGCAAATGAGTTTGTGAAGAAGCTATTTGCTGATCTTGCTGCCGGTAAAACATTTGGCGAACTACGGCAGCCAGTGAGCGATAAAGTTAGAGCTGCAGCAAAGAGGATTTTTCCTGATGCCGACGATAGCTTTATAAAGCGTAATTACAACGATATCAGCTTTATCGCAGACGTCGAACGAAAATGTGCTGAATGTATTAACACTGTTGATTGCCCATACAGCGGACATCAACCGTTTTTGAGAGTAGACGAAGAAAGCGGATTTACTTATGTGGTAGCTGATCGTGAACGGTGTTATAAATATCATCCGTTAGTGCCTGATGTAGTACCAAAACGGTCAGCATGTCGTCAAGGTGAATTAGCTAAAGTTTAAAGGAGCGGTAACTATGAAAATAAGTGCAGAAAAATTACAGGAGATTATAGAAAGTCACGGCAGATGGTTGCGAAACGAAGAAGGAGGGGAACGTGCAAACCTCCGCAGTGCAGACCTCAGCAGTGCAGACCTCAGCGGTGCAGACCTCCGCAGTGCAGACCTCAGCAGTGCAGACCTCTACTGTGCAGACCTCAGCAGTGCAGATCTCAGCGGTGCAGACCTCCGCAGTGCAAACCTCCGCAGTGCAGACCTCAGTGGTGCAGACCTCCGCGGTGCAGACCTCCGCAGTGCAGACCTCCGCAGTGCAGACCTCCGCAGTGCAGACCTCGACAAAACATATTATCAAGTTGTTAGAGTTGGTAGTCGCCGAGGAATAACTACTTATTGCGTAGATGACGACAATGTTCTATGCGGATGTTGGAATGGCTTCAAAGGTGGTACGCTAGACGAATTTAAAACTCGTGTAGAGAGTGTATACGGACGTGAAGGTAATAATCCTAACGAGCAATATTACGATGAGTATATGGCGGCAATCACATTCTTTGCGGCAATGAAGGAGATGAAATAATGAAAATTAAAGCAACAACACCATGTTATAAATTCAGGGACGCAACACCGGAAGAGCAGATTGCAAAAATCAAAGAAGAACTGGCTGAGGTAGAAGCTGCTTACACAGAGTTTAAAAAAGTGTTGGCAGAAGATAAGCTGCTGGCGTTGATGATGGAGATTATCGACGTTAAGGCTTGCTGTAACACGTTTGTTTACCAGCTGCGGAAGAATCATGCTTTGGCGTTTTTGGCTTATGCCAAAGCTAAGCGAGAAGTCATAAATAAAAATCTTGCAAGAGGGTACTACTTTACACCAGAAGATATTGACAAGTTGAACACTAATAAGTCAGAACTGTTTTGATATACAGTCAACTTTAGGAGGCAAGCAATGAAAATAAAGACAGAATTTTATTGTGATAATTTTCAAAATTTTAAACGGTATGGGATTCCCAAGGCACAGTTAGTAATTGCGGATATACCGTACAACCTTGGAGCAAATGCTTACGGATCTAATCCAATGTGGTATGTAGATGGCGATAATAAAAAAGGTGAAAGCAAATTTGCAGGTAAAGCTTTTTTCAATACAGATCATAATTTTAACATTGCAGAATACTTTCATTTTTGTAATCGCTTATTAAAAAAAGAGCCTAAAGAAAAAGGGAAAGCTCCGTGCATGATAGTTTTTTGCTCATTTGAACAAATGCCGATGGTAATTCAGTATGCAGAAAAACATGGGTTTAAAAAACACATTCCTTTAATTTTCATCAAAAACTTTTCAGCACAGGTATTAAAAGCAAATATGCGTGTTGTTGGTGCTACTGAATACGCTTTGGTGTTATACAGGGAAAAACTACCGAAATTTAATAATAATGGAAAAATGATTTTTAATTGGTTTAACTGGGTAAAGGATACAAAAACATATCCTAAAATACATCCGACACAAAAGCCAGTTAATTTGTTGAAGCAGTTAATAACAATCTTTACAGACCCAAGTGACGTGGTTATAGATCCAGTAGCAGGGAGTGGGACAACATTAAGAGCGGCTATGGAATTAGGTAGAAACAGTTATGGATTTGAGTTATCTAAGGAGTTTTACAATAAAGCTAAAACCGAAATGCTCAAGCCGCAGAAATTTGAACAATTAGTTTGTTTTTAGTTAAAACGGCCGCGCATACTAACTATATACAAGCATAAAGGGAAGTATACCCCTGCGGAGGTGATTAGCCCGTAGGGGGGCGGCCTTTTAAATATAAGGAGTTGGAAATAGTGAAACCAATAAATATAAAAATTATGATGGCGTTAATCGAAAAAGAACCAGGCGATCAGTATGTACCGGTATTGAAACCAGTACTTATGCAGATACTGACGGAACTCAAACATCTGCGTCGGAAAAATAGTCAGCTCGGCGGTAAAAATGCCCGGTTAAGGCGAGAGAAGAAAGCTCTAGAAATTATGTTATCGGCGGTAGTAATAAATGACGACGTGGAATGAACTGCCGGCACACCTTGTAAGTAAAATTCGTTCTGATAGCGTAACGGCGCCGGCGAATTTACCTGGGGCTGTACCTGTGCTGAAATATGGTAATGCAATAACTGAGGTTGACGGGATTCGCTTTGATAGTAGGAAAGAAGCAAAATACTATGAGGACTTACTTTGGCAGCAGCGTACCGGTGCAGTAAAAAGCATTGAATTACAGCCTGAATTTGTTTTACAGCCTGGTTATGAGGTTGCAGGTAAAAAGATAAGGCCGATTATTTATCGAGCTGATTTCAAGGTAACAGAAGCTAATGGGCATATATATTACGTCGACACGAAAGGGATGCGGACGCAGGTGTATCTGATCAAAAAGAAGATGCTGCTATATCGTTACCCTGATATTGATTTTAGAGAAGTTTAAGGTGGTGGAGTAGTGGAGAAAATTAGAAGTCTTGTAGGCATGGTATCAAAAAAGAAGTTTTTTTCGGCCTGCAAATGTTATGAAAATAATAAATATGGTGTTGATTATGTCAAACCACAACTTTGCATAGATGAAGAAAGTCATCTCATATTTTGTGACCGATGCGGTGCAGTTATAGATCCGTTTGCAGCAATGCTCATGGTCGCAATTTTTGAAAAACGGCAAAACCGTGAATGGGGTAGATACATGGAAAGTGCTAGACGGTTTTGGAAAATAGCCCACAGCTATAAACCATACAGAGTAGCACTTAAAGAAATGGAAAAGAATATGGGTCGGGGTAATAATGCTATGTTGCCCTGCTGCCCAAAATGTGACAGAGCATTTGATCCTGCAGATATCAAAGCGTATGTTAATAAAAAATATGTCTGCGACTAAGGCGGTGGAGTAGATGAAAGCGTATTGCTGTAAGGAGCGTGACGGTGATGAATACGCCGTTATTGTATACGGAAAACAAGAGGTCAAGCAAAACGAGAAGGGGCTAGCGAATTGGATATTGATTTTTTAGATGCCAACGTTAGCCGATTACCGTGGGCGGACGAATACGGCAGTATCAATAATCTTCCGTTAAAGGTCTACTTTGAAAACGGGTGGTTTTGTGAGTGCTGCAAGTGCGGAAGGCGTATCGACGTTGATAGTGAGTACCCGGAAGGTACTTTGGGAAAGTTTGACTATTTGTGTGACGAATGTAGAAAGGCGGTGGAGTAGATGAAAAAAACTGAAATAAAGTACGTAGGTTGGTGCCATGAGTGCAAATGCCTAGGAAGTTTTATTTGTGGTAACTGTAAGCCTAATGAGAAATACAGTTTTGCTAGACCTTCTGAATTTATGCCTAAGGACAAAAAACGTTGGGTAAGAATGGAGGAATAAAAAATGAAATACTTAGACTATTGTTATTTATGCATTAATAACAGAAAGGACAGTGAGTTGAGCGAAACCCCAGAATGTAGCAACTGTATTCAGCTTACTGTTATGTCTATGCCAACTAAGTTTAAATCGCGTAGGATTACTTGGGCTGACAGAACGGAGCAAAAAAAATATGATAGCAATTAAAGAAATGGATATGCCTGAGAATTGCTTAAAGTGTCCTTTTATAGATGAAAGTGGGCAGTATTGTCAAGTTGATGGCAAAGCATTAGTGCCTAATATTCTTTGTATAGATATCGAGGGCGTACGAGAGAATTTTAAGGTTTTAGAAAGCGGTAGACATACATATTGCCCATTAATTGAGATCAAGGAGTGTAAAGAACAATGAATATCATGGATGTTATTTATTTACTAATGAATTGTGTCGTTACAGCATCTATTACTGTGACTATAGCGTCAGCTCTTTGGTCTATATTGGTACTTCTGACTGACAGCAGTGACAGACATAGCCGCTTATATGTCATTACTTACACTACAGGGGCTATAACACTTATATTATTTGGAATAAAATTTCTCGTAGGATGGTTGAAATGACCAATCATAAAATATGTGTTTACAGACAAGGCGGCATAAAAAATGTATGAAATAGGACCGAATTTATCAATGGTATTAATGGCTATATTGACCGTAGTTTTTATAGCTGTTTTTGGATATTTTGACACAAGAAGGTGAAGAAAAATGCGTGAAATATTATTTAGAGGTAAAGACAGTATCACTAAAAGTTGGGTATATGGGGCACTTGTACAACAACAGGACGACCCTTTAAAAGAAAAAGCGTTTATTATTAGTTATTCAAATTATCAGTTTGGTGATTTTTCAGAAGCGGTTATGCATGAAGTTGACCCTGAAACTGTTGGTCAGTGTACTGGGTTTGGTGATAAGAACGGCAACAAGATATTTGAAGGCGATATCGTCTGTATGGACGATTGGATACCACCATGTATGCAGGTAGCTTATGCACAGGGAGCTTTCTACTTAGCGGAAATTGAAAAACCAGTTAAATATTATGGTGACATTTATTATTTAAACCATGGTGGGAAACCTTATGCAAAAGTTATCGGCAATATCTATGATGATTTGAGCTACTAAAGGAGCGGTGAATAATATGGAATTGATAGATAAAGATGCTTTAGTGGAATATTTAGAGAGAATGGGAAATGAAATATATCCAGGCAATGATGAATATTTTCTAGGACAGAAAACAGGTTTAATGAAAGTCGTTGGTGTTGTAATAACCTTTCCTGCAGTAGAGGAACGTGAGCAAGGATGTTGGAAAAATGGCTGCTGTACCGTATGTGGTGAATCTGCTGCAACCGATAGCCACTTTGACTTTATACCCGAGGAAGAGCAGAAATATTGCTGGAATTGCGGGGCTATTATGGACGGTGAAACCGAATGAACATACTAAAGATAGAAAGAGCAATAGCTTTATTAAAACCAATCGTTTGGAAAATGCCTGTGAATAAGAAAAGAGAGGCTTATATAACTTTATTGACAGCTGCTCAAAAGCAACTACCACAAGAAGTAAATTTGGTAGTCGAAGAGCATTTTATACCAAACTGTCCTTTCCCACAACAAATACCTAAAGGCTGGGCATGTCCTGTATGCGGACGTGAGGTAGATGATGATGCTCACTACTGCAAATACTGCGGTCAAGCTATATGTGATGATTAAGGAGTGAAGACATGAATTATCCTGATCTAATAAAATGGATATTTGAATTTGTATATGAACATTGGATATTAACGTTTTTGTTTATATTAGTTTTAAGAAGGTTTAGTATTTTTACAATAAATCTATCAGATAAGAAGAGCGATACAAATGTTATTAACAATAGAGAGCAAGTTTAATATAGGGGATAATGTGCATGTGCCTAAGGGAGAATGTAAAGTACTTGGTGTCAAACTAGATTCTAAAGGTATCTTATATTTGCTTGAAAGTGCAGACGGTACGAGAGAATGGGTGCAAGAATATTGGGTTGTTGAGGGCGAACAAGAACATAAACACGAAGAGTTTAAGGAGGCTATTTTGAACCAACTCGTAGAAGACAGCATAAATCCTTTTGGAGCATTATTTAGGCGATTAAAAAAGAAAAGCTAGAAGGAGACTGATATGCTAATAGAACAGTATATTAAGCATGTAGAGCGGTACTTTTGGGATCGTAAGCAAATACAAAAAGTTGTTGATGAAGAAAAAGAGCAACGTACTGCAAGGAAAGGGCATACGGGCGGTGGGGGTCATGCTTTTATTAGTAATCCAACAGAAACAGCAGCATTAAAAAACATTGAGCCAGTACGTATGATATCGTTTGGATATGGACCATATCAGTCGATAATAATGAACCCGGAGCTATGGCTTGAAGTTGTCGCAGAAACCTATAAGATACATGAGAATCAGCTTACTGGTAAAGTTATGTATCAAAAATATGAAAAAAGGAAGCCGATGAAAATAATTGCAGAATTAACCGGCGTAAATAGAGATACCTGTTATGAATTTCGTAAGGAGTTTCTCCGAGATGCTGTTGGTTTGGCATTGAAAAAAGGTTTGATAAAATAAAAAAGTTTCCGACATATTACCTGTTTTGATGAGTTAAAATAGTATTGTAAGTAAGTGGGCTTACAACAAAGCCCGTGTAGCTCAGACCACGGGTACGGCATAGATGGGGAACACCTATCCACGCTTAAAGGTGCGTGTGTTGTTTGGGTAATCCGGCAACTGCTCGACCCTGCCGTTGGGGTGATACAGCGGCATATTTAATCTACATAAATAATTTAGCCTTAAAAAGCCGATAAAACACGGTAATATATATCAGAATTTAGCATATAGAATAAGAGGTGTGATGATGAACGATATCTGTATGGCAACTCCAACTTGTGATAAAGAAAAAGGCTCGTTAGAAAAACAAATAGAAACCATTGAACGTCTTACTAGGACATTAAATTTAAGTATTGAGAATACGCAGATGTTTATATTTAGTGATCCTAATAGTGGTAGTGTTGTCTGTAAGGAAGAACATCTTGCTTCAAACAGCCTAGAGGGAAGGTTAGACGATCTTGCTTCTGAATTAGAAAAAATCGTATCAAAGAGCAATCTAATTAATGACATTTTAAGAGACAAGTTAGGAACAATGACTCTCTAATAACTTAATACACAGCACTTAACTTCGGTTAGGTGCTTTTTTATTTGCAAAGGTGGTGATAACAGATGGCTGCATTAAAAGATCCAAGACAGGAGAAATTTTGTCAGCTTATGGCTGCAGGTGGTAAAACACAGGAGCAGGCAGCCATAGAAGCAGGATATTCAGAGAGAAGCGCCAGGCAACAGGCAGCAAGACTGTTGACAAATGATAACATTTGCGACAGGATGAACGAACTTCGTGGAATCCAAGAAGAAGAGGTTGCAGATGAACTTCGCAGACTAAAAGACTTCTGGTTAGATGTTATGGAAGACGAAGAAGAGCGTATGAATGATAGGCTTAAAGCATCTGAGCTATATGGTAAATCGATAGCAGCATTTGTAGAGAAGCGCGAGGTTAGCGGTAAAGATGGTGAACCAATTACTTTTCGTTGGGCTGGTGATGATGGTTGAAAGTAATAACTATACCATACAAGCCAAGGCCTCTTTGGAAAGACATAATTCATCCTGCACTTGATAAATATCGCTTCGCCGTTATAGTAGCTCACAGACGTTATGGTAAGACTGTAGGAATGATAAATGAGCTGACTAAGAGTGCTATCAAAAATACGCTTATAAGCCCTCAGTTCGCATATGTAGCGCCGTTTAGGAATCAGGCTAAATGATTGCATGGAACTATTTGAAGTATTACACAAGCGCGATTCCTGGCAGAAAGGTAAATGAAAGCGATCTGTTTATAGAACTGCCATCAAAGCATAAAAATGCTGTTGGGGCAAGGATATATATTATAGGTGCGGATAAGCCTGATGCGTTGCGCGGTACTTACTGGGACGGTGTTGTGCTTGACGAATATGCTCAAATAAAGCCTGAACTATGGGGCGAAGTAATACGGCCGGCGTTAGCTGACCGCAAGGGCTTCGCTTATTTTATCGGAACACCTAAAGGGCAGAATCAGTTCTATGAGATATACCAAAGAGCGCAACGCAGCGAAGACTGGTTTACCTGCCTTTATAGAGCTGATGAAAGCGGTGTGTTGGATGAAGCAGAGCTTAAGTCGATGATGGAAGATATGACGGATATAGAAATACGTCAGGAACTTTATTGTGATTTTACTGCATCGGCTAGTAATGTCGTCATCCCTATTGATTTAGTTACAGAGGCAGCACACAGATTGCTTCAAGAAAAAGACGTGCAGGGAGCTCCAGTTATTCTTGGCGTTGATATAGCCAGATATGGTGATGACAGATCTACTATTTTTAAGAGACAGGGACTATGGGTAGATGAACCTTTAGTTTACAAAGGTCTGGACACTATGGATATGGCGGCAAGAGTTATTGATGCGATAATAAGATATAAGGCCGATATGACTTTTATTGACGCCGGAGTCATGGGTGCTGGAGTTATAGATCGCATTAGGCAGTTGGGGTACAACAATATCAGTGAAGTCTACTTTCAGGGCAATGCACTGCATGAACAGCGTTTTGAAAATATACGTGCTGAGATGTATTTTAAGATGCTTGAATGGCTCAAGTCTGGCGGCGCTATACCTGATATGCCGGAATTAAAAAGCGAACTTAGTATCGTAGAGTACAAGTTTAGTAAACGTGGCAAAATCATCTTACAGCCTAAAGAAGAAATTAAGGAAAAGATTGGTAAAAGCCCCGATCTTGCAGATGGTCTTGCTCTGACTTTTGCAAGGCCTGTTTATCCAAGGTTAAAACCGGGTGATCCTGGGTATGGCCGGAAGATGATGTGTAATACAGAATATTCGATATTTTAAGGAGTGATAGCAATGGGAATTTTCAAGAAAGTATTTGGTGGTGGGAGTATTAGAATGCCTGAGGTTGTTGAAACGCCTCCGGCTCCTACGACAGTGACCAGTACGGAGACTGGAACAGAAACAGATCCGGCAAAGAAAAATAAAAGGCGTGGTTTTGCTTCTACGCAAGTGTCGTCTGATCGCAATACTATTGCAGGCAACGCTACTGGCAGAAAGACTTTAGGTTAGGGGTATTGAAATGGCTAAAGCTAAATTAAAGCAAAAAGAAATTGAAACTATAGCAGCACGAGCGCCGGCAGAAACACACCCAGCAGATGGGCCGTCTTTAAAAAGCCACTGGCCAGAGAAAAGAAAACTGATTAGAAAGATGAGAGATCTTTATGAAAAAAGACTTGATTATGAAATTCGTTGGAAAGCGATTAGAGATTATCAGTTGCCGTTTATAGGCGAATTCGATAATACGGCAGATAAAACTAATCCTGCCCGCAGACGTGATCTGGAAATTGCTCAGGGCGTTGCATGGTTGGCCGCACAAGTATTTGCTGCAGGAGTAATGAGCGGTTTAACCCCTCCTAGTCGTCAGTGGTTCAAATTAGGGTTTAGCAATAGTGCGATGAGTGGTGATATTGAAGCCACGAGAGTGTTGGATATCAGGCAAGAAATAGTATCTGCGGTGCTTTCAAAGAGTAATTTTTACAATAGCATACATTCGGTGTATCTTGAGTTGCCATTTGGACAATGCCCAATGGCAATTTTTTATGACCCGAGTACGGGTATTAGATGTGTACCTATGACTATTGGGACTTATGCTCTTGGTGTAGACGGCTTTGGCAAGGTGCAGACATTCGCTCGAAAATATGAAATGTCATTAGCACAGATAGTTGATTGTTTTGGACAGGAAAGCCTGCCTCAACATTTGCAGCAGCAAGCGACTAATGGTACTGGACTTGATAAAAAGCATACTGTCAATTGGCTTGTTGAACCAAATGACAAACGCCTGCCAGGATATATGGATAGGTTGAATATGCCTTATAGGTCTGTGTATTGGCTTGATAAATCGCAGGATAATGAATTCTTATACGTTGGGGGGTTTGAAGAATGGGCCATACCAGTTGCAAGGTATCTTGTAAACGGGCTTGAACCGTACGCTAAAGGGCCAGGTTGGTTCGCTGAAGGCGATAGTAAAGCACTTCAGACTATGAAAAAAGATTTGCTTACAGCTATTGAGATTGGGGTTAAACCTCCAATGAAAGGACCGGCTTCGCTGCTGAACAACGGTGGTATTAATCTTATTCCTGGCGGGATGACAGCTGTGGATGACCAGTCGCAGCAGTTCGTTCAACCGCTGTTCCAGGTCAATTTAGATATTGACCATGCTTCTCAGGAGATCATTCGCACGGAGGACGCAATCAAAAGGCACTATAGTGCAGATTTATTTTTGATGCTTGATAGTGTTGATAACGGGCAAATGACGGCACGCGAGGTCATGGAACGCACACAGGAAAAGTTGCAGCAGCTAGGGCCTGTAGTCGAACGGTTACAGGATGAGTTCCTAACGCCGATTATTGTTAGGATATACAACATCCTCGAAAGGTCTGGAGCATTCCCGCCGATACCACCTGAGATCCAGGAACGTATAAGCGATGAGGATATTAAAATTGAGTATATTTCCCCGTTGGCGCAAGCGCAGAAAATGAGTGGACTTGTTAATATCGAACAGGCTCTTGCTACTACGCTGCAGATGGCGCAGGCTTGGCCGGAAGTGCTCAAGAAGGTTGATCCTATAGGAACACTGTCCAAATACTTTGAAATGCTTGGTGCTCCCGCTGCTATGCAACGTAGCGACGATGATGTTAAGAAGCTTATTGAGCAAGAACAGCAGGCATTACAAGAGCAGCAACAGACGCAGGAAGCAATGGCTCTTATGCAGGCAGCAGCACCGGCAGCACAGGCGGCAAAGAACATGACTGAGGCTGCAAATGATGGTAACCCAGCTATGGCAGCTTGGTTAGGCATGGGAGGCGGCGCAGGTGAGGTATAAGAGTATTACAGATGCGGATAGCCGGCAAGCTAAATTGCAGGCGTTCTTTCAAAGAGAGCTTCGCAAACGCGATCAGGATGCACTATCAACTATCTTAAATAGCGAAAGCGGACGCTGGTTTTTAATGCGATTGCTTGATAAAACAAAAATCAATATAGATAGTTTTACCGGCAATTCACAGACCTTTTATAACGAGGGTATGAGAAAAGTCGGTTTATTAATTCTCGATGATATTAAGAGTCTTGGTATTTCTGGAGTAGAGCTCAAACAAAAGGCTGAGCTTGAATATATAAAAACTCAAATCAAAGCGCAGGAAATTGCTGCCGAACAATTGGAAGGAGACGATGACTAATGGAAGATGTAACTAACACGAGTGCCAACGATAACACGCAGGGCACTGAAGTAGTTGAACAGCAGAAAGAGGTTCAACAGGAGACACAGTCTGCTGATACCCTTCTTGGTGGTAAAGCAGAAACTCAACCACAGGAAGAAGCTGAACCAATTGCTTATGACTTTAAAGAAACTATTTCCGCTATGGATGACTTTGAGTTCAGCCAGGAAGAGAGCGATAAGTTCGTAGAGGTCATTAAGGATATGGGGCTTAACAATGAGCAGGCTAACGCTATTGTTAAGTATGGCGGCGAATGGGGTAAAGGCATCGCAGAAGCTGCTATGAATGCTGTTATAGAGCAGCGAAATACAGAAGTTCAAAATTGGGGTGAGACTGCAAAGAAAGAACTTGGGACAGAGTTTGACAGTATCATTAGTCTTTGCGGTCTTGCGGTGGAACATGTAGAGAAAGCGGTTCCTGGTATCAGGCAGGCGTTAAACGAAACAGGCGCAGGTAACAGAATTGAAGTTATCCGCGCTTTTTCTATGCTCGGAAAGTTTTTGGAGAGTGACCCGGGTAAAGGCGCTGGCGCTCCTGCCGCACAGGGAAGCAGCCTTGAAAAATTCTATGACAAAACAGATTTTAGTAAATTAAAATAAGAGAGGATGAATGAATAATGGCAGTTTTAAATCAATTGGCATATACCTTAGCTGATTGGAGGGGAAGACTTGACCCTTCCGGAAATGTAGATGATATTATTGAGGTATTGTCTCAATCTAATCCAATTTTAGAAGAAATGACTTTTATGGAGGGCAATCTTCCTACTGGGATCGTGACTACTCAACGTACAAAAGTTCCTGAACCTTCTATCCGTCGTATCAATACTGGTGTTCCTTATAAAAAGAGCGGAGTAAAACAGATTAATGATACGACTACTTTATACGAAAATCGTAATAAGATGGATGTAGAGCTTTTGCGTTTGCAGAATGATCCTGCAGCTTTCCGTTATAGCGAGGATCTAGCATTTGTAGCCGGCTTTGGTGATCGTATTGCTAAAGATGTTATTTATGGCGGACTTAGCGAGGTTCCGGATGAATTTAACGGGTTCGATATCAGACATCGTTATTTTGGCAATGGTGATGATCCGACGGCTGAAGGCTATACTACTCTTAATGCTGGCGGCGGTACCAAAAATACATCTATTTATTTTGTAAATTGGGGAGAACGTACATGCTCAGGCGTGTTCCCTAAAAATGGTAGTGCTGGTTTGAAGAAAGAAGATCTTGGACAACAAACTACAATAGCGGATGACGGAACTGAATTTGAAGCTATGATTACGAAATGGACTTGGAATGTAGGCCTGACTATTCGTGATTATAGAGCTGTAGGAGCTATTCGCAATATTGATGCAGCACAGTTTGCATCTGCAACTTCTGCTCAAAAGCAGAAGATTATTGAGAATGTTATTCGCGTTCATGACCGGTTGAGAAATCCTGACAGTGTTATGATGTACTGTTCTCGCAGCATGTATACTCTGTTCAAACTGTGCTTGATCGATAAAAATAACGTTCATGTTGAAATGGAAACGCTGGCCAATGGCATTAAAGTATTAAATGTAGATGGTATGCGTGTACGTAAACTTGACTGCATTCGTGAAGACGAAGCTAAAATTGAAGCGTGAGGAGTGAAAAATAATGAGATTAGATAAGGAAAATATTTTCTTTGAGAAACCTGCTGCAGAATTAGTTGACGGTGTTCTTGGCGATATTATCGCTATGGGCGGCGGAGACAGCATAAATCCAATGTGGCTTTATGTAGGACCGAAGCTTGAAAGCGGCAGTGTTGTTTTAACCTTGGAAACTGCTGATGATGAAGCGTTCAGCGAGGCTGTAGCGCTGGGAAGCTTTACTCTGGACGACAATGCTCCTGTACGAGCTAAGGTGCCTTTGGGAGTAAAAGAATACCTGCGCATCAAAGCTAGTGATTCCAGCACTCCAACTAATGCAACTGCCGATAAAATTGTTGCGGCGCTCGCTGTAGATGTGGATTTTAAATGATTTTAGATAGTAATGGTAATACTGTAATGCCGGGTAGAAAGCTTGAAGATATGTCGGCCAATGAATTAAGAGCTAAGCTCTATAATGCCGATGTTAAATATCCGGCAAATGCCAGTAGACAAGATTTGATTAGGCTTATTAGAGAAAATATTAAATAACACCTATGTAGTCATGTGACGGCTATGTACAAGCACTTAGGGACGTCTTTAAGGCGTCCCTATTTTAATAAAGAGGAAAATAACATGGAGGTGTTTCCGTGATGAATAATACAGATATTTGCAATATGGCCTTGGCTTATTTAGCTAAAGGCCGCATTTCTTCTATTGATGAGAATAACGAACTTGCAAGGCAGTGCAAGCTGTTTTATGACCATAGCCGAAAAGGTCTATTGCGTGAATATAGCTGGGGCTTTGCCAAGAGGATTATTAGGCTTGCAGAACTGGATGCTTCAAATCCTGATTGGAAGTATGTATATGCATATCCAGAAAAATGTGTGTGTGCAAGACGTATTTTTAATGAGAAAGAGACTGTAAACAGCTTGGATAAAGATAAGTATGATTTGTTTTTGATTAGTGATAATACGCAGGCTATAGGATGTGATGTGTACCAAGCATATTTGGAGTACACATATGACGCAGAGGATGCAGAGCTTTTCAGTTCTGATTTTGTTGAGGCGTTGGCGAGGATGTTAGCTTTTAATATTTGCTTACAGTTAAATGGCAATGGGACTATCCAGCAGACACAATATCAACTGGCACAGGCAGCTCTTAGCAGGGCAAAATATACTACGGCCGCTGAACGTCAGGATAAGTTGGACTACCCTGATAAATACTTTACTGCGAGGATGTGAACTTATGGCTAGAGGAAGTGGACCAAATCCTTTTTATGTACTGCAGCCGGCATTTACTGCAGGAGAGATATCTAATGCGGTAGCTAACCGCGTTGATCTGGATAAATATCAGTATGCGCTTTTGACTGCTGAGAATTGTTATATTCGCCCTTATGGGCCCGTGTATCGTCGCAGCGGAACTGTTTACTGTATTGCTACAAAATATGCTGATAAGAGATGTATTCTGGCGGGGTTTAATTTTACTGACGATATTAATTATTTGCTTGAAATAGGGGATCAGTACATCAGAATACATAGAAACGGGGAATATCTTGGTATAGAGATAGTAACTCCTTTTACAGAATCTGATTTGGAAAAATTAAGATTTGCTCAGTCTGCGGATGTTATATACATTACGAGCGGTAGTTATCCGGTGAAACAATTAGCAAGATACAGCGAAACGGACTGGAAGTTTGGCGATTTTGAAATTACTCATGCTTATTTTGAAGATGAGGTTATGATGGATTTAGTTGAGAGCGCTGTTTATACGTCTCCTGGTGATTATACGTATACAGTGCCAAAAGATGGCCGCTACACAATAGAAGTTGCAGGTGCTGGTGGCGGTGGCAGCGGTGTGGCAAGGAAAGCAAGTGATAAACAAAGCTCTGGCGGGACTGGCGGCCGTGGTGGATTTTACAGTTTTGATATGGATTTGACCGAAGGTGATAGTTTTCCTGTAACCGTAGGAGCCGGAGGAAAAGGCGGAGCCGTACATTATGGAGCCGGTTATGGTAATGCTGGCGGCAACGGTGGAAGCAGTAGTGCTTTTGGCTGGGTAGCGCAAGGCGGTGGAGGAGCTACTGCGGCTTATTCAGAAGAGCATGGAGCAAAAAACGGAAGTGATGGAATCAATTATGGCAATGGTGGCATTGGCGGTAAGAAAGGCGTTGCTTATGATGATAACAATCTTTCAGGGACAGATGGGGCAAATGGCTGGGTTACTATAGCGTTTCAGGATAATCCGAAGGTTACACCGTCCAGTACAACAGGCACTGTGACCATTACAAGCAATAGGCCTATTTTTAACGAGGGATTGATTGATGGTAATATTAGGCTGACACATGAGGTAGAATCGTCCTCGGTAGAATTAAATTTGAAAGACAATGCTACAGGAACGACTGGAGCGGTTGTCGTTGGAGAAAGCTGGAAGGTTATTTCCGGTGGAACGTGGACTGGAAGTTTTCAAGTGCAAAAAAGTGAGGATGGTACAACGTGGAAAGAATATCGTAAATATTCTGCTACAAATAATTTTAATGCTACTGAAAGCGGTACAGTAACAGATACAACTTATTTGAGAATAGAAGCTTCTATAACAAGCGGTGATCTGACTGTTACGCTTACTGCACTGCCGTATACTAAAGACGGCACAGCTAAAATAGTTAGTTATATCGACGAATATAATATTAAAGCTATGGTAAACGAACCGTTTGGTTCTACAGAAAGTACTACTACTTATGCTTTTGGGGCTTGGAATAGCAATTTCGGTTATCCAAAAACGGTATGTTTTTTTCAAGACAGACTTTGCTTTGGTGGAAATAATAAAAGACCGTATATGGTTTGGATGTCTAGAAGCGGTGATTATCCTAATTTTGGCGTAGAAAAGGTCAGTGGTACAGTAACAGATGATAGTGCTATTGCCGCTTCGTTTATCAGCAGGAAACAATTTGATATTTTACATTTAATTCCGTCTGTGGATTTGCTTGTTTTAACGCAGGGCAATGAATGGATCGTTTCAGGGAGCGAGGTCGTGACACCGACGAATATCACACCGAAGATGCAAACTACCAGGGGCTGCAGCAATTGTGAGCCGCTTACAATTGGCAATAGAATTGTATTCGTACAGGGACGTGGTTCGACAGTGCGGGATATGGGCTACAGTTTTGAAACCGACAGCTATGGCGGTATGGAATTGACGATACTGGCGGGACAAATTATAAAGGGACTTTCGATTACTGATTCTGCTTATAAGCAGGAGCCGGACAGCATAATTTACTTTGTGCGCAGTGATGGTACGATAGCGTGTCTGTCTTACATAAGAGAACAGGAAGTATATGCATGGTCAAGAATTATTACTGACGGTGAATTTGAAGCTGTAGTGAATATTCCTGAAGGTGATGAGGATAGTGTATATGTTGTTGTTAAACGTGTGGTAAATGGAGAAACTGTCCGTTATATTGAGCGGTTTGACAATAACTATGACGGTGATGCTCCGAATGATTATGTAATGCTAGATTGTGCTAAAAAGTATGATATGGATGAGGCGACTAATATTGTAACAGGGCTTGGTCACCTTGCTGGCAATAATATTACTGTTTTAGGTGATGGGCGTGTATTGAGAAATTATAAAGTGCTTGATGACGGTACTGTTGAATTACCTATACAAATTAAACGTGCGGTTGCAGGTCTACCGTATATTATGAATATTGAGCTTCCTAATGTTGAAATTCAATTACAGGACGGAACTATGCAGGGCAGGTTTAAGCAGGTGTCAGAGGCGATTTTACGCATTGAAAATACTCTCGGCGGTGAAGTTGGTACTGAATTTGGAAATCAGGATGCTATTGCTTATGATGAATTTAGCGTTACTGAGAATATGAAATTGTATAGTGGAGATAAAACGGCAACTCCACCGGCAGGTGGGTTTGATCGTGATGGAAGACTTTGTATTACAAGTACTGAACCTTATCCGTTTAATTTGCTCAGCGTAACGAGGAAGGTGACTTTTGGTGGCTAAAAAGTATAAGGTCGAATTGGCTGACGTTGATAACGCTATTGGAATTGCTGTAGCGCTGCTGAAAGATTTGAGAGATAGTGATAGGCAGGAGCTGGAAGCATATGAGGAAGACGAAATAATGCTTGTTGCCGGTAGTATTGAAAATGCAGATCATTGTTACATTTATAAAGATATGGAAGATAACATTCTTTGTATTGTAGGATTAACTGAAATTCCAGGCGTTCAGGGTAAAGAGATTTGGATGTTGGCGACAAAAAGGATAAGCAGTTTCAAAAAAGAGCTGCTTATTTGCGTTGCCAGGCTTTTAATTTCAAAATGGGTAAAAGAATATGGACGGCTTTATAATTATGTTTACAGCGGCAATTCTGCTTCTATACGGTGGCTTGATAGGCTGGGAGCAATGTTCTTAGCTCCTATAAAAATAAAAAAGAACGGAAAAGAGTTTCTTCCGTTCGTGATTGAGGAGGGGGGTATATAAATGTGTTTATCTGTAGGTATGATGATGGGATTGACTGCTTTGCAGGGAGTATCGCAAATAGCTGCGACGAACCAACAGGCTAAAGCGCAGCAGGCTTATTACGATGCGCAGGCACAGGCTGCAGAACAAAACGCTGATATACAGGCAAAGAAGGGGGAGCAGATAGCGGAGCAGTACGCTTATGAGCAGCAAAAGCTCAATGATCGTCGTCGCCTTGTAGCAGGTCAGCAGGCTGCCGCATTTGGCGCAGCAGGCATCAGTGGCGATATGGGGACAGCTCTTGACCTTAGTGATTCCAGCTTTAGGGCTTATAGAAAAGACAGTAACCAGCTTTTGAGTAATCAGCGCAACGACCAATGGAGTAACTATCTTGGCGTAGTGAATTACAAGAACCAGGCTAACGCTGCAAGAGCTTCTGCTTATAACGTGAAACAACAGGCCAAGCAGCAGAATATAGGCACTATCTTGGGTACTGCTGCTGGTATTTTTGGCGCATATAAAAATTACGGCGGCAGCGGGAAAACAGGTGGTTCATCCAACGGAGGTTTTGTTTATCAGTCGCCTTATCAAAATAATTACACAAGTCCATATTCAGGCATAGCGCCACTTGGTAAATCAAAATATCCTTACTTCTAAACTTGCATTGGTACGAAATGTATTATATAATAAACGAAAAGAGATAGTCAGTGGTCGCACGCTGGCTCTCCCTCATAATCGTAAAACGTGAAAGGAAGCCGCGCGCCACTGGTGTTAGCGGCTTATTTCATGGCTATTTACAGCCTAAAATGACAATAGCTATTAATGTACTAAAAGCAATCATCAAAGACAACGCTTCATAAGTTGACAATAGCTATCACCCCCCGTAAGGGAAGCCAACACACTGACTATCTCGGACAACATTATAACATACCTTTAAGCGCTTAACAATTTGTTAAAGCGCTTTTTCTATACCTAAAAAGGAGGTCTAAACCTATGAAATTCAGTCAATATGATCCACAGGTCAATCCTAATACAATACAGGGACAAGTACAGCGCCCGGGCGATTTAAACAGTTACGGCGGCAATGGCGCTGGATATGAGGCCATTGGTAGAGGATTGGGTGCGGTGAATGAAGTAACAATGAAAATGATAGAAGATGATGATAAGCGTAGTTTATTGGAAGCTGTTGATAAATATAATAAAGCAAGATATAACATCCTTTATAACAATGAAACAGGCCTTATGAATACACGCCTTGAAGGTGCTGTCGGTGCGCAGGATAGGTATTTGGAAGAAGAACGAAAAATCAGAAGTGAAATTTTAGGACAGACTAAGTTTGTTACAAGCCAGTATAGATCTGCATTTGAAGAGATGGCTAATAGGTCAGCAAATCAAGGCTGGGCACTTGTTGGGCAGCATCAACATCAACAAGGAGAAAAAGTTAAAGATGTCAGTTATGAAAACAACATAAATGATCAGATCGAATTCGGGCAGAAAAATTATGATAATAATGATATTGTTGTGGGCAATGAGGCATCAATCAGACTTTTAACTTCTGCCAGATATCAAGGATATGGAGAAGCATTTATAAAAAATAAAACAAGTCAGGCGCTGGGCAAATATGGAAGCACCTTGATCACTGCGGCGATAGTTAATCAGAATTACGCCAAAGCGGACGAACTGTTAGGATATTTTTACGATGATTTAACTCCTGAGCAGCGTAATGGCTTTAACAATACAATATTTCAAAAAGAAAAGGTTGAAACCATAGATAGTTTTGCGCGGCAGATTTTCCAGCAGTTTGGTAATGATGAAGAAGGTGCCAGGGCTTTTATTGATAATATGGGTAATACCTCTATTGACGAACAGCAACCAGGGAATGGTATTACGTGGGTCAAGAAAGAGGGCGCTTCGTTAGAGGGAACACAGTATGTAACTCGTAGTGGCCTTGCTGATTTGGGGCAATATTACCAAAAGATGACTGGTGAACCTTTATTGGTTACCAGTGGTACTGACAGCGGAAATTTGCACGCTGAAGGTGAGCGTAGCCATGGTGGCGGCTGGAAAGTAGATGTTGCAAGTGATTGGTTGGAGAATCCCGAAAATCGAGCTAAATTTATACAGTATGCTGAAAGTAAAGGGATTCTCGTACTTGATGAATATAGTGAGCCGTCTACAAATTCTACGGCAGGACATTTAGATTTAGATTTTACTGACTACAAAGGCAGTGGTGGCGGTAGAAGGTTGATAGATTATGGCGATAAAGAAACTGTTTTTAAAATGTATAAAAACATGGTAAAGGATCAAGAGAACCGTCAGAAAGAACAGCAAAATGCTTTTTATGCTCAAACAATTGAAAATATTTATAACCTTTATAAGCAGGGTGTTCCATATCAATCAGTAGTAGACCAAATCAAAGCAGTTGCCGGTGCAAATGTTGAAGCTGGCAAGAAAATGTTATCAGCTGCTGATTATTTTTATGATTCTGATGGTAAAATAAAAGGTCTAAGTTCTACACAGTTAGATGTTGCACAAGATATGCTTGGCGGTGGAATGTTCACTTCTCTTGAAGAGTATACAGGATTTTTAGCAAATCATGGCGCCAAACCTGAGCAGTTGTATAAAGCTAAAGAGACATGGGATCAATTTGAAAACTCCGAAGGACGGTTTAGTTATAACTGGAGCGATCTGCAGCAAGATGTTGTTGGCGATATTAAAGATAAAAACGGTGCGAAAGCTCAGGCATGGCGAGAAGCACAAGCCTACGGAAAAGTATTTATCAGCAAATTTATTTTAGAAAACAAGCGCGAACCTATGTATCATGAAGTTGTTGAAGCGTGTAGAAATTCTCTTAAAAAAAATCATTTTGGAACAATGACAGTAAGGGGCTCATATCTGAATAGCGAAGAAGAAGTAAATATTAGTGATGCGCGTTTAGCGCTGGTTGGGATACGTAATGTAGAAAGGGCTAGAAATACTGATGGCAGTCTGACAGAAGATTTGTTTATTGTAAGATATACAGATGGACGCGTAGAGCAAATGAATGCCGCGAAATTATATATTATAGCTGGATGAACCAATAAATAAATTAGGAGTGGTATTATGGACGCAGCAAGAAAACAGGAATTAGATAACATCTTTAATAACGCATTAAAAGCCAGCACTAATTATTCTATTCAAAATGCCTATTATGGCACTGACAGCGGAGTGGACCCTTTGTCTACACTTGGTTTTATTGATAAGCAAACCGGTTATGATGTGGAATCTAAAATTACTACAGCACTTCTTAATGGTGCAAAATCCGGGATAAAAGGGTTATTGGCAAATGCAGGCGCAATGGTAGAAGAAAATATTGCAATACATAAAAGGCAAGATCCCAATTATATACCGTATGGCGGCTATGCTCCGAAAATTGCAGAACAATTCAACAGTTTGGCAAACAGTGAGATTTTACAAAGGACTGATGTGCGTAGCAGTAGCAAGCTGGGGCAGTTTGGGCTTGATTTTTTAGAGGGTGCAGGTCAATTTGTTCCGCAAATTGCAGTAACAGGATTAACTGGCGGTATAGGTGGCGGCATTTTTATGGGTATGTCTATTGCCGGCAACCAATATTCGGACTTGAGAGCGCAGGGCGTTGATGTAGAAACCGCTGCTAAAGCAAGTCGTTATAACGCTATTATACAGGCACCGCTGGAGCAGCTGGCGCTTGGTAAGGTTTTGGCGAGTCTGCCAGCAGGAAGTCCGTTAAAGAAGAGACTTGTTCGGTTATTAGAAAGTGCAATAACAGAAGGTGGGACAGAATTCATTCAAGAATTCCCTGAGCAGCTGACGAATATCTATGCCCAAAATCCAAATGCTGATGCTAAGCAAATTGCTACAGAATGGGACAAAAACTGGCAAGAAAATATTAAAAACGCAGGTTATAGTGGGTTGATCGGTGCCTTATTAGGCGTTGGAGCTAGTGGTGCTAAAATAGCGATTGACAGTATTGGTGAAAATGTTGATGCTGAAATACACAAAGAAAAACTAACTCAATTAGAAAATAATATCGAAAATGTTAAAAAAAGTGGAGTTAATCCGGAATATGCAGCGGGTGTTATTAATACGAATCGACCTTCTGATTTTATATCAATAGATGGGCAAAAGCTTCAGCAATATATGCAGGAGCAGGGAGCGGAAAAGATCACTCAAGCTTTGAATATTACAGAAGATGAAGTAAATGCTGCCGCCACTGATGGGTTGGACGTAGAAGTGCCTATAGGAGATTTTACGGCTGCCGCTTGTAAGTATGGCGATTTTTATAAAACTATGCAGGATCATATTTCTTTTGGAGATGGTGACTATAGTGTTAACGATAGAAAATTAAAAAAGGATCTACGTAAAGCATATCAAATTTCAGAAAATGCCAGAGAAGAGCTGGATATAGAAGTTGATAAAATTGTGGAAAACTCTACAAATGCAAAAATGAACCAGGAAGAACGAGGAGCGTTGCGCGAATTTTTGGTCAGTCAGGCTATGATTGTTAATCCTGAAAATCCAGCGCAGTATTTCAGAGATCATCCAGTAGAAATAAAGCGTGTTGTCAGTACTCCTAAGGGCCGATATATGCAAACTAAAAGCGCTAACGAAAAATTGATTGAGGATGAAAGAAACTTTGCTGGCATCGTAGATGAATATACTGCAGGGAAAATAAACGATACTAAAACTTATAATGTTATGACGACACCGCTTGCATTGGGTCTTGCAGGCGGTAAAATTTTGCCTGTAACTATCGACGGAAGCAAGATCAAACATATTTTTGACGGCCATTCCGATGGCATGACGCCGGAGCTGCTAAAACAAGTTCCACGTGCTATGGCTGACCCGATGATGGTTTTAGATTCGTATGCTGGGCGTAAGGTTGTTGTATTAGACTTAAAGGATGCACAAGGGTCTGCTATTATTGTTCCTTTAGAACTTGATGTTGAACGCAATCGTTATCAGGTGAATGCTGTCAGCAGTGCTTATGGGAAAGGTGGAGAAAATGGCACAGATTATGATTGGTTTATAGAGCACAATCTAAAAAAAGGTAGAGTGTCATATATAAATAAAGAAAAGACTGCCAAGTGGTTACAGTCTCCAGGCAGCGATTCCGCCAGCAGAGGTAACGACCTTGACAGTCTTCTTAATAATAGTATACCAGATGAAAATGCACTTCGCAAGAGACGAGAAGAAATGCAGGGATACTACCAGGCCGAAGGGAAAACTAAAGGTGCTATCACCTGGGACGAAGAAGGCAAAGCAATTATCAGCCTGTTTGAAGGTTCGGATGTGACAACAGTCTTCCATGAAACAGGACATTATTTTGTAGAGAATCTTGCGAACGATGTAAATAGCGGGAAAGCAACCGAACAGCGACAAAAAGACTGGGAAACATTGCTGGACTATGCCGGAATAACTAATGAACAATGGCTTAATATGAGTATAGATGAACGCCGGCCTGCTCATGAAAAATGGGCAGAGGGGTTTGAAACATATGTAATGGAAGGTAAGGCTCCGTCTCTTGCTCTGCGCCATGTTTTTGCAAAAATGGCGAAATGGATGAAGCGTGTTTATGAAAGTATTAGGCGTAATGAAAATGCTGCTCCGCTGACTGATGAAGTTCGGCAGGTCTTTGATCGTATGCTTGCCAGTGAAGAGGAAATAAATACAATGTCCAGAGTAGATGGTTATTTTAATAAGCTTCCTTCTGTTATAACAGATAATCTTTCTGAGAGCTCTAAAATCAGGCTTGAAAATTATATTGCTAAAGCAAGGGACGAAGCTGTAGATATTTTGACCAGGGAAAGTTTAAGGAATTTTACAAAAGAACGTCGTGTAGCGATTGAGGACTTCAAAGATAAACTTCGTCCTGAAATCAGAACAGAAGTAGAGAAACAGCCTTTGTATGCTGCTGGACGAATGCTTGTTGATGATTTGCAGAAAAAACAAACAGCGAAAGGCGTTGCAGATTATTATCTTGGCTTAATTGCCAGAACTTTGGATATTGAAAGTAAACCTTTGAGCGAAGTAGAAGAGCTTGATGTTATGAAGTTTGATATGATTGCTGAAGCTCAGGGCTTTAGCGGTGATGAGCTGGCAAAAAGGCTTATTGCCGAGCCTACGCTTGAACAGGCGATAGAGAGAGCCCTTGATAATGCGGTACAAGTAAAATTTCCTGATATTTATAAAGAACGCCAATTAGCGGAAGATGCGGCACGAGAAGCCATTTATAATGATGATAGCGGTCTGTTGATTGGTGTAGAACAACAGCTAATTGAAGATATGGCAGCGAATATCAATAATAAACAGCGTAGTACAGAACAGGCTCTTGCGCTTGCCCGAGCACGTAAGCAACAGGCTAAATTAGCAGCTAAAGCAGAAATCAGTAAAATGAGTATGAGTAATGCTTTGAAAACGGGCAGGTTTGTTATGGCAGAACGTCGTGCTGCAGCACAGGCGGCGAAAGCTATAAAAGCTAAGAGTTTTGAAGAAGCGGCAGATTATAAAAGACAGCAGGCTTTTAACCATGCTTTGGTATTGGAAAGTTTAAAAATGAAGCAGGAAAAAAGCAGAGCTGAAAAATTTTTAAAACGCCAGTTTAAGGCAAAAAAAGAAACGTGGGAAGATGAAAAGCACTTTACACAAGCAGCTGCCATTATGGAAAGGATGGGATTAAAACGCAAGGATTATGATCCTGCACTCAGAAAACAATCTTTAATAGAGTATGCAGAAGAAATGCAGGAACAATATGATAATGTTGCTATTGCCGACTGGCTTATGGATGAAGGGACGTCTTTAGACAATCCTGCCGCAATGACTTTTGAACAACATCAGGATGTTATCAATGCTTTGAAAAATATTAAAGCAATCGTTAAACAGGAAAAATATGTAACCTGGTACGGTAAGGAATTGAATTATAAGGAATTCAAGGACGAGGCTATTAGGAATCTTTTGAAACTAAAAACAAAATGGCAATCTGGTATCAATTCCAAAGAAAAGGCTAAGCCAAGTCAGAGATTTTTTAGAAACCTTACAAATACTGATAATTTCTTTGAGCGGATGGATGGCTGGAAATATGGATTTTTCAGTAAACATTTTGGCGAAAGCGGACAAATTGCAGCTAATAAAAAAGCTGCATATACAATGGAGTTTGAAGAACGTATTGCTGACGCTACTAAAAAATGGCTGCCGGATAAAAAGGCTGCGGAAGCAGCAGATAAAGAAATTTATTACGAACCATTTAAGGCCTCATTAACAAAACATAATATTATAAAGATGCTATTGTATTTAGGCTCGGAAAGCAGTTCGTATAAATTGTGTTCAGTTGGGCCTAACAGTACTTATGCAACATTTTTCCGAGGCTCTGAGTTGTGGGTTGAAGGTGATCTTGAACAGACGAGAAGCAATTTGCTTGAGGCTTTAGGCAACGTTTTAACAGAAGCTGATATTCGTTACGCGGAGGAAATTTCCGCTGCTTGTAGCGCTCACTGGAATGAACTTTCGGATATGGTAAAAAGAACGACTGGTTTCTCGCCTGAGAGAGTTGATGCTATGCCAGCAGAACTTACTTTGCGTAATGGAGCTAAAGTTGTTTTCCGTGGTGGGTACATTCCGTTAGTAAGATATACTGACGGTGGCAGTCATCCTGCTACGTCGGATGCCGTTCCGGCAACAAGCGATAAGCGTGCTGTAAACAGTATTAGAACACTGCATACAAATACCGGTGGAACCAAAGCACGTGATAGAAGTGTATATCCGTTGGATTTAAGAAAAGGCGCTGAGTACTCTGCAGTTATGGATAATATACATGATCTATGCTATAGAGAACTAGCTACAAGCTATCGTAAAATGTTGAATGATCCTGAAATGTATTCTTTGCTGAAAGAAAAATTAGGTATTGCGAATTTTGAAGCGTTTACAGAATACTTAAAGAAAACGGCACAGCCTTATGACGGTGGTTACGCTTCAATCAGTGAAAGAGATGCAGGGACTTGTTTGAGCTGGATACGCCAAAAGGCAGTCAATGTAGCAATAATGCTTAACTTCAAAACTGCTGTCCAAAACTTGGGAAATCCGTTGTTATATGGTAATGTTGTTGAAGGCTTTGGTTATAAGGACGTAATGGCCGCTTATGGAAATTTGTTTTTGAATATGCAAAAAGGGCAAGGATGGAAAGCTTCCAAAGAACTTGTTTATTCTAAATCATCTTATATGAAAGAGCGTTCTGTATTGCCGGATATTTCATTGCGGGATATGAAAGACGAGAGTAGAAAACTGAATCCAGTTGAGCAGGTTACAGTTGAATTTGGTACAAAAGCATTGGTGTTTACCGATAATTTATCAGCTATTCCTGTTTGGATACAGGCGTATCAAAAGAAAATCAATGTCGGAGTCAGCGAACAGGAAGCCGTGCTATTTGCGGATACTGTTATTAGGCGTACACTTGGCAGCAGCCGTATTACAGATGTTGCACCTATTCAGCGTGGCAGCGCACTCATGAAATTATTTACAACATTCCAGGGCTTTTTCAATACGCAGTTCAATCAATGGCAAAGAGAAGCTGGAATTTTTGGCCGTGAGTGGAGTGCCGGAAGGAAAGTTGAAGCATCTAAGCGAATAGTTGCTTTTGCAGCGGCTAAGTATTTTATGTTTTGCCTGCTGAATTTGGCTTTTGCATTAGAACCGCCTTTTGAAGAAGACGATGATGAATGGACAAAATATGGTAAAGAGCTTTTGCAGTATCCTATGAGTTTGCTAGGACCTGTTGGGCAGGTTGCCAATACTCTTGTTAGCAATATGGTCGGAATGCGAACCTATGGCTATAGGATGACTGCAGTACAAGGTTCTATCGAACAAGCGGAGCGTACAGTAAAGAAAATAAGCAGTGTACAAAAAGGCAATGCTGAACCAGAAGAACTGATTGAGCCTTTAGCTAATCTCGGTGGTCTTATCGCTGGTGTGCCGGCGCAGTTCAATAAATTGTTTTTTAACGCTTATGATATTGTTGTAAATGATATGGAGCCTCAGTGGGGCGATATCTACAGACGCAGACCAAAAAAAGAACGGTAAGAATAAAAAAACTGGCAACGATTTCTCAAGGGACGAAATCCCAATGTTGAAAAAGTTGCCAGTTTTTTATTTATCATTACAATTTATTTGACATTAGAAGAAAAATTTATGGGAATGACATTGTTCATATATTTTTCTTATTTCCCAATTAGAAATATTATAGCCATGTAGTCGTTTATTGTGGAAAACCAACATAAATAAAAACCAAAAAAATGGCAAAATGAATCCTAGATAGGCATTATAAGAATAAATACCAGTTATGTATGGTATAAAATATATTGTCGCGATAATTAGTCCGAGAGCAACAAATACATTTTCAATTAATTTTATAATTAGCAAATATAAAGTAAAAGCAATTAAAGTAATAATTCCGCATTGAAGTTTAAGTATTATTGAACCTTCACGACCCATTCCGATTGCAAATATAGAAAGCCATACACATAATCTTCCCATATCGTCATTAAATTTATCCATACCAATACTCCTAAAATAAGCATATTATTGACTGTTTTTCATAATTATATCACATTTATAAATGAAAATAAAACAGCCCGTAGGCTGTTTTAAAGTTAAGATTTATTAAGGTATTCTTCTATGAATTTATTCAAGTCATTATCTTGATTGTCTACTATTATATATAAATCATCAATAATAGAATGTTTTTTTGAATCTGTAATGAATTTAAACTGACCTGAAATAAAAGCAAAAAGTCCGATTACGACTTCACTGTCTCTGAAAAATTTGAAAAGCAAATAACCATTCTGTGAAATAGGATCAATTGCGGTGAAATATGATTCCTGTTCTAAAAAATCATAATCATTAAATTGAGGGAAAAAGCTCAAAATAAAATCATTTATGATTGGATGTGTTGAATTAAAATGTTTGTTTTTATCCAAAGAAACCGGATTTCCATTGTCATCCAAAACCATTATTTCTTCTTTTAAGTCTTCTGGTATCTTTTTTATGAATGGAACACTTTCAACTTTAGGGAAGATATCCCAGTGAACCAAAGAATTCTGTGTATCGTATATTAGTTTTTCTACTAATTTATAGACTTTAGAGTCAGACTTTGATTGAGTATCTAAAAGCAGATAATCTAAAGTTACATTAAATAATTCTACAAGTTTTTTTAATAATTCTGGATCGCTAGGAATACTTTTTCCCGTTTCGTAGTAACTAACAATTCTCGAGGATACTCCTAACTTTGTGGCTAAATCTTTTTGGGTCATACCCTTGGCTTCACGGAGTTTCTTTAGATTTTCACTGAAAGACATATTAATCACCACCTAAAGCAATTATAACAATAAGAACCATAAGACACAATATTTTTCTCGAAAAACATCAAGACGTATATTGGCATAACTAACGTATTACGTTAAAATTAAAAGTAACAAACGAGAAAGGAGTATTAAAGATGAGGCCAACAATTGATTTTAAAGGTGATCTTGGAGCAGTACTTAGATACCACTGTACAAAAGTGGGCATTAGTATTGCTGGCTATGTCAAGGGGTTAGTGTATGATGATTTGTTAAATAAGTATCCTAACTTGCTTGATGAAACAAAAAAAGAAACTACCATCAAATAGTTCTTGGCGGAACAATGGTAGTTTCATAATGAAAGAATGTTCAAGATAAACATCATTCTTTTAATAGTTTATCATATATTGAACATTCTTTCAAATAAATTAAAATTGAAAGGATGTATTTTTTATGAAAAATGAACTGAAGATTTTTGAAAACGAAGCTTTTGGTAAAGTTAGAGTAATCGAAAAAAATAATGAGCCGTGGTTTGTAGGCAAAGATGTTGCTGATATTTTGGGGTATAAAAATGGCAGCCGTGATATTAACGTCCATGTTGATGAAGAAGATAGGCTAAAGTACCAAATCCGTACCGCAGGTCAAGCGAGAGAGCAGACACTTATTAACGAAAGCGGATTATACTCATTGATTCTATATAGTAAGCTACCTGCCGCAAAGAAATTCAAACGCTGGGTAACAAGCGAAATACTTCCTGCGATTCGCAAAACTGGGTCGTATTCTGTAAATCAGGATATAAAAGCTAGAGAAGTAGAAGCTCGCTTAAATAACAGCCGGGCAAGAGTTGCATCGACATTCCTTAAAGTTGCTCAAATGACTGATCTGCTAGAATATAAGCATATATGTCAGCAGAAAGCAGCAGAGGTTTTAAGTGGTTTACCGTTACTACCAATGGAAGAAGCTAAAGAAATTACTTATTCAGCAACAGATATAGGGAAAATGCTTGGAGTATCGGCAAATAAAATAGGTAAGATAGCCAATCAGCATAATCTTAAAACGCCGCAGTATGGAAAGTTATTTTACAGCAAATCGGAACATAGTTGCAAAGAAGTAGAAACATTCCGTTACTACGAATGCGCCATTCTAAAATTCAGAGAAATTCTGAAAGGTGGTGTGGTGGCATGAACTTGACAGATGCTATTAAATTAGCTGGATATCAGGAAGTGCCATTCTACAATCAAGAAGTTATAAAAGGGTTAAATGATATAGTGGAGTGTGAAAAACGGAAAAGCAGCTATAACGATTTACCTTTTGCGGCGTGTTTGAGTGGTTACTTGTATGGAGTTACGCAAGGCGTTCGTAAAGAACGGCAAAGAAGAAAAAATGCCCGGTAAAGGGATTGAAATAGTTTTTGAATAATGAAAAAAAGAAACACCCGCTTTCCGTGGAAAGATGCGCGAGTGTTTCTTGTGACCAGCCGAAGCTGATAACAATAGTATAGCAGTTTTCGGCTGGTATATCAAGGAGGATATACCATGAACGGAAACAGGTCGTCGTGTCCTGACGAAGAAAAAAGGGCATTGGAGAAATTTGTCGAAGTTGTAAGAAGCACATCTCAAGAAGAATTTGCAAGAAAATATATAAATGAAGATAGTGATAAAATGACAGAGACAAAAAGCGAGATCTCCACCGCTGATAGAAAAGAAGTAAAAGAACAAATCAAAGGCGGTGTAAATAATGAATAAAGTGCGGAAATCATTTAGGGAGCTGTTGAACAAATTGTCTCCGGCGCAGCTTGAAGAAGTAGCAGCCATAGCATATGAGATAAAGAAAGAACGTGAATCGTCGTCGAAGGTAGTTCGGTTTATGGATAAGTCCAGCCAGCGTTGTTATGATCAGGGGTATAAGCTTGGTCTGATGTTAGGAAATAAATTTTAAAAAGTTTCCGACAAAATGCCATTTAACAAGAGTTAAAATAGTAATGTAAGGTTATTGGATATGAGAGCAGAGGCGGTGTTAAAAAATTAAAAATGTATCCGACAAAACCACTATAAAAATGAGTTAAAATAGTATCATAAAGTTAGTTAGAACTTAATAGAAAGCGCTTACTTCGGTAGGCGCTTTTTTATTTGGAAGGAGGGAAAACTTTGATAGGCAGTAGTGAAAATAGGATTACATACAATGGGAATGGAGTTGCTACAGAGTTTGGATATTCTTTTAAGATATTGGAAAAGACCGATATTAATGTAGTACTTGTTGATCCTGATTTAAAAGAAACTGTTTTAACCAAAGATTATTTCGTTGATATGGAGAAGTCAGTAGTGTTTTATCCTGGCTATTCTCCGGGAGCAGAACCACCAGAGGCAGAACGACCACCAATATTACCTGAAGGGTGGCAGCTTGTTTTATATCGTGAGGTTCCTATAACACAGGAATCTCAGTTGGATACTCATTGGCCATTTAATGTTATCGAAGCGGCATTGGATAAACTAACGATAATTTGCCAACAGCTGTGGGACGGTGTAACGAGAGCAATTCGTTTATCAGATTCAGCGCCTAAAGATATTTCTACAGTTCTGCCACAACCAATGCCAAACGAGAGTTTTTATTGGGATGAAACCGGTAAAAAACTTATTGCTGGGCCTAATCCTAAATTTGCTATGGAGCAGGCACAGGCGAGTGCAGAATCTGCAAAGAAGTCTGAAACGTCAGCAGCAGAAAGTGCAGAATCTGCAAAAAAAGATGCAGAGAAAGCAGAAGATGCTGCTGACCGTGCAGAAGATATTTTACTACGGTTCGAGAGCGGAACTATAACAAAAGAGTTTACTGCGACAGATGACAGATGGACTGAAAACAACGGCATGTGGCGTCTTACAATGGCAATGGGTAACAGCAGGCTTATAGGCGTATACAAGGAAGTCAAGAAGCCTCAGTATGAAATGGTACTGACCGGCGTTTATATGGACGCTGAAAATGTGATTATCGAAGTGCCTGAAAAGTTTGCGGGTATCGTTATACTGGCGTCGCTGACTAAAAAAACCGGTGACAAAGTATATATCAAAAATTTTACTGAGGAAGATTTTACAAAGGTTGGCAGCGATTCTGTACTGACCATATCTGCCGAGGAACACCAGGCAGGGAGCAGTCCTATCATCGTCAGCTTAACAAAAATCATTGATGGTGTTAGCTATCCTTATTATGCTAATACCGGCGTAGATAATAACGGTAACGTTGTTATAAATGCGAGCGAAGCGTTCGCAGGGAAAATAATTTTGGATGGAGGTTATTTACAATGAATGTAGAAAAAATTGGAACTGGAACGCAGCGTGAAAGAGATGCTGCGATAAACGCTAATTTTGAAGCGTTAGATACTGGCAAGCTTGATAAAACATCGGCAGATTCTGACTATGCTAAGAAGTCTACAACTTTAAGTGGTTATGGTATTACTGATGCATATACAAAGACTGAAACTGATAATAAAATTTCTGCTGTTGTATCTTCATTACAATGGAAGCCTTCTGTTGAAACATATGCAGATATTGCAACAACTTATCCTAATCCGGCAGACGGCTGGACTGTAAACGTAAATGATACGGATATAACATATCGTTATACTGGTTCAAGTTGGATTGCTATTTCTGCAAACTCCATTCCTATTGCTACTTCTGACACAGACGGCAAAATGTCCGCTGCAATGGCAGCTAAACTGAATGGTATTTCTGAGGGGGCTAATAATTACACGCTTCCTGCTGCTACGGCAAGCGTATTAGGCGGTGTAAAAATCGGTTCTAACATTAATATCAATAGTGATGTTATTTCAGTAAATAATGCGTCTACGACCCAAAAAGGTGTCGTGCAATTAATAGATAGCTCAGTTACAGAAGATTACACCAAAGCTCCAACTGCCGCAGCTATGAAAAGAACATGGGAGTTAGCTTCCGGTAAACAAAACCCTGAGACGACATTATCCGGCTATGGAATTACTGATGCTTATACGAAAACCGAAGTTGATAATAAAATAACAGAAGCTGTTGCCGGTGCTGCAGTACTCAAAACTGAATTTACAGCAAGCAGTGCTAACTGGGGAACATTATCAGACGGCTATTATCCATTTACTTTAGCGGCGTCAGGAAAACACTTCCTCGGCATGTATAGAACTAACGGCAGTACATATGAGAGTGTTATGGTTGACGCCGTTGAAAGTGGCAGTAATATTATAATTCAAAGTACGGAAAAGTTTGCCGGCTTTATTCTGACGATTTGAGGTGAGGAAAAATGGGACTTGAGGGATTAGTAACAGTTGAAAAAATAAGAGCTGCAATCAATGCATCACTATCAGGTCTGAGTAACTCTAATGCAACGATTACTATAACAAAGAATGATGGTACAACTAGTACTATTACCATTAACAATGTAGCTAATGCGACTACTGCAACAAAACTCGGAAGCAGCACTGTAGGCAGTGGCGTAAAGGCAATTTATCTTAATGCAGGTACGGCAACTGCGAGTAATAGTACTGTGGGGAACAGCAACACGCCGGTGTACTTAAACGCTGGCACTATAACAGCTTGTGATGCAAGTATTGGTTCCGGTTGGACTGTTTCAGAAGGGGCGGCAGGTTGGGCGCGAGAAAATACCACTGGCTTCACCATCCAGTGGTGGGTAGGGAATACTGATGCTACATATAGAAGCATTACTTATCCTAGAAGTTTTTCAACTTTGTATTATGCAAATGTTATAGCGTCCAGCAACTGCGAAACATTTGTTACAGGTGTTAGTAATACCAGTATTAGTTTTTGCCTATGTAATGGTTACAATGATGATCGCTGGAGCGGTTCACAGCCTTGTAGGCTTTATGCTTGTGGCTTGACTTAACTTATGCCAAACGCTACATACCTTTGTCCTTGTCCTGGTGACCCAATGGTGAAACCATTGTTAGAGATAGATGTTACAGTTACTTGGTTCTTATATAATTGTTCACCTTTATTGTTATTAGTTTGCATTACAACCTGAAACGCTGTTGTAAAAGTGCGAGGAAAGGTAGTTGTATCGCCCCACTGGATGGTGAAGCCAGTGGTATTTTCTATGAAAAGGAGAACTATATGACTTACTTAATTAAATTCGATGAAACCGGTAGACGTGGGGAAACCTATGTCGCCGAAGAAAAAACACAGGAAGAAATTACAGAACTGCTTGAAAAAGGTTTTGTACAAATTCCAGAAGAAGATTATCAGCTTATTGTCGGTAATATTGATGGTCATGAGTATATACGTAAATCTGATGGAAGTTATAGTATATATGAACCTCCTACGCCTGACTTAGAAGAACTGAAGGCAAATAAACTGGCAGAGGTAGACGCTTGGACAGAAGGAAAAATCACCGGCGGGTTTACATCTGAATGTAGCGGAGAGCTGGTCAGATATGACAGCGATAAAGATACACAACTTACAATGCAGGGTATAGCCTTGAACGTAAATACAGATCGCTTTGCTGTAGAATATCCTACAGGCTGCCCTGTGCGTGGTTACGCAGATAGAAGTGCTGTCAAAACGATCTTCTATCTTACGCCGGAACAGGTGTTCGAGTGGTGCGCTGATTTATCTACCCATATAGGTACGTGTAAGCAGGCAGGTTGGAATAAACAGGCTGAAGTAAATGCAGCTCAAAGCAAAGAGGAATTGGATGCGATTATTTTAGATTAGGCGGTGCAAAGATGGTAGAAACAGTAATGGCCGCAATAACAATTTTTAGTTTTTTATTTGGTATCGCTGGCTTTGTGTTTAAGATATGGATAATTTCTCCGTTGTCAACGGCAATAGAAAATTTGCAGAAAACTGTTGATGCTTTGTTAAATACAATAAAAGAAGAACAGACCAAAGCTACAAATATGCAGATTGAGATTGCAAAAGTAGATCAGAGGGCAAGATCTGCACATAACAGGATTGATGAAGTTGGTGAACGGTTACTGTTGGTCGAAAACAAATGTAATAACTGTGCATGTAAGGATAAGTGATATTCATGTTTGAGAAAATAAAAAACTTAATAGTCAGTGCTAGAAATAAAGTAGCCTCAATGTCGCCAAAAATAATGGCGGTCATTGTAGGCTATTTTATTGCAGTCATTTTGCTGGTCTTTACTTATTATGCAGCTTGGCTTTACATGTGGCTGTGGTTAAACAAGATTGTTATGTCCGACTTGCTGGCGCTGATACGTGAGATTACAGGCCCCGCTATGGTCGCATTTGTGACCTTTATCGCTACGAGTTTGGTCGATAAAGACGGTGATGGAGTGCCTGACAATTTAGAAAAGGAGATTGAGAGCAATGGTGACAAAAAGAATCACTTTAGATGAGCTGCGACAGTTAGCTAAAAGAGCTAGAGGTAATATTGATAAGATCTATCTACACTGGTCAGCTGGTAATTATCACCAGTTTTTTAGTGACTATCACCTAAACATTGACAGCGACGGCGCCATTATGGCGACCACAGATGATTTGACAGAATATAAAGCTCATACATGGCGGCGCAATTCTAGAGCTATTGGGATTGCTTTAGCTTGCTGTGTAGATGCTGTAGCTTATGCTGATGGTCGTGTCGATTTTGGAAATGTACCACCGACAGAGTTGCAGATAGATAGTATGGCGAAAGTTGTAGCTGTATTGTGTGAGGAGCTTGGATTGGACATTAATGCCGATACCGTAATGACGCATGCAGAAGCAGCAGACTTAGACGACTATGGACCAGCGACAACCTTTGAGCGTTGGGATTTATGGAAATTACCAGATATACCAGGCGACGGCGTGCTAAAGCTAGGCGGTGATGTTATTCGTGGCAAGGCTATCTGGTGGCAGCAAAACTGGTAA